TGCCTCCGAGGACGACGGTGACGCACCCAAGAAGATTGGCAGTTTGATTCCTGCCAATGAAGACAGCGCCGCTGATAATCCATACTGATATGCGCTGCGCCCAACTCGAAATAGGTGAATGGCTGCGAGATCAAGGCTTGCAGCAAGTTCTTCAGCACACCCCAGAAAGCTGGGTTGATGCTTTCGAGGGAAGAGCCTCCGACTTGCTGGCAATCAATGGATCCTTCACCGCAGAGGAAGTGGTGGCTTTTATCGGGCCACCTCCCAATCACATCAATGCGGTGGGTGCAGCGTGCCGGGGATACGCCAAGCGCAACAAGCTGATCGGATCCTATGAGAAAGCTACCAATCCATGCGCCCACGCACGGGTTATCATGCGCTGGAGAGAGGTAGGTCATTGATGAGCACGTATGCGTGGGTTCTGGTGTTCATCGTTTTTATGCTGGTTTCTTTTGTGCTCGGATTTATCTGCGGCACAGAATCAAACCACCACGACGACGACGATTGATCTGGATAGGCTGATCGCCTGTCTGGAAATGAAAGAGGGCGCTCCTTGGCACAGAGCAGGGGGCGCCCTCCAATTCACGAAAGCAACTTGGGGGGACTTCTCCCCTCACCCCTACTCTTGGGCCTGCCAACCGGGCAAAGCCCGCCAAATCGCAAGGAAAGCCCTTCTGCTGACCATCCAGAGGATGAAGCAGGACGGGATTACACCATCAGTCTGGCTCCTAGCTCTCCGCTGGAACTGCGGGTACGACGGAATGCTCAGGCGAATGAACAGGAACTGGAGCTACGCGGAACACGTTAACAACCTTTACTACGACCATGACTTTCTCAGAACACGCATTTGACGCCTGCTGCCGGGAGGCAAAGGAACTGGGCAGGAGACTGACCAAGACCGAATGGCTGGAGACCATGCAGGACGCCTACGACAGCTACCCGCATCAGGGCTTGATCGCAACGGATGGTAGCAAGCCAGCCAAGGGAAGCCGCATCAAGACAGTCGACGCTGCTTGGCTGGAGGAACTGGAGCAGAACCCGGCCTACGCTGGAATCGACATCAAGCGGGAGCTAGGCAAGGCCCAGGCGTGGGCATCCATCCGCAAGGTCGGAGTCAGCCAGATGCGCTTCCTCAATTGGCTCAACAAGGCGGAAGCTTCCCAGCGCCCCATTCAGTACAACGGAGCAGGGGCCACCTCATTCAAGGCGCCATCCGCTCAAGCAGCCAGTGAACCAGCAGGCTGGCGGGAGTGGGTGCGTGAGAACTCCACCGATCCCAGCAACGCAGACAAACCTTGGAGCGCACTGGAGACAGTCGCCCAGAAATACATTCTCAGTCAGCTAAAATAACACCCATGAAAAACGATAAAAACAACTACATCACAGGCTATTTCCCGAATCTACGAGTGGGACAAAAAGTCCATACTGTAGGGAAGAAACAAACCCCAGAGGACGACGTAAGGACGCGCCTGCGTGCGCATATCCTAGCAGGTGGATCCCCCAAGGAATTTGCTATGGGGGAAGGGCGACACTCAACGATGGCGAACAAGATGCTCCCAGGTATGGGACTCAAGAAAGTGTTTATCACCGAGGAAGAACACAAACTGCTCATCAATCTACGGAAGGAGAGTGCTGCATGAAAACCAAACCAAAACTCCGCGCCCGGCGCCTGTGGGCGAATTACTACGCGGGCGGCGATGTGTTGGTGCACACATCCCGCGAATCTGCGCAAAGCTGGGCGCTGCATGAAGTCACGATGGCGGGCGTCCCCGTCGCGGTGATCCCGCTGCACGAGCCCACCGCCCTCGGCGACTCAATGGTTTCCGCGCTCACCTCGCTCGGCGTGCTGCCGAAGCGCAAAGGAGGCCGCAAATGAGCGCACCCATCACCGAGGCGCACCGGGCGATTGCGGAAAAACTCGGCGACCTGCTCGATATAGAGCAGATGACCGGGCCATCGCCCGCAGAACAAGCCGCACAACTCATCGCCGACAGCGAGGCGGCTGCGGTGCAAATCGCAATGATCAGAGAATACGGCAACCTCTGTGCAACAAATGAGGGGCTCGCTAAGGAGCGCGACCAACTCCGCGCCGAGCGCGACTGGTTGAAGACGTGGCAGGATCAGGCTGAAACGAATTACGTAATCGGCGAACCGCTGGCAAAGAAACTTCGGGACACTGAGGCCGAACGCGACCAAATCCGAAACGAACTCGCCGCAGAGCGGGCCAGGCTAAGAAAGGTCGCCATCGCTGCGTGCAAAGAAGCTCAGATAAAACCGTTGGTATGGTATCCAAAAGGGTCGAGCATGGACCCGAACGATCTCGGAAAAATCAACGAGCAGCAGGTTGACGCCTGCGCTGCCGCCATCGACGCGGCGATGAAGGAGGGCGCGAAATGAACACGGAATTGAACACGGAATTGAACACGCCGACACCACGGACGGACGCGGCTCAATTCTGGGACCGGAGCGACTATCACGACCCATCGGCGTTCGATTGGTTTGTTCGCGCAGAACACGCTCGCAATCTGGAGCGCGAGCTGGACGAGTCCCGTAATGCCGAGAGGCTGGCCCGCGTGCAGCTTGGCAACGAGCGGGCGCGGCTGGACGAGCTGCTTGCCGTCAACGCAACAGGCGCGGCGCGGCTGGCTCACGCAGCGGCGCAACTCAAGGCTGAGCGCGAGAAGGTGCGGACGCT